GTACACCCACTCCAAATGGAGAGTTAGGCTTTTACAGCCAACTTAACGCGTCGATTCCAACCGGAATTGCGACACGTGTAACTTTCCTAGTTGATGAATTTCCTCTATGTTTTTTAGACATTGGTGAACCATCATCAACTGAAAATTGACAACCAAGTTCCATAACTGGAGATCTGGATGTCATTAAAGCTCCTGTTAAAAACCTATTGTGTGGCCTGATTCGGTTTCCCTTGTCGAGTACACAAACGGCGTAACAGATTCCATCAACATGTGTCGGTACTACTGCATCGTTAAGCTCGTTTAATTGAGCCCAGATAACAGTATCGCCGAGAGAGCTTGGTCCGATACATTGCTCGTTAAGAGTAATATCGTCAAGCACACAATGCCACACACCTTTAAAACGGAGATCTGAAAAGAGACCACACATTCGTCTAGATGCATAGTGACGGATACCATTGGCGATTTCAATGAGATTTTGCGCATTGGTGATTTCCTTCTTTAAGAAGTAAGGTCGGATATTAAAACCCGCCCAATAGTCACTGCCACACGATTCTCTGAAATAACCTGTTGAAAACGATTTATCTTTATTAATAACGAAACCGCATGACTCTAAAGTATCTACTAAGAGATCAGCGGCATCGATATGAACAACAATATCGTCTCCGAATACCGATAAGTTACCTTTGCGCGGTATGTCCAAAGTTTCAAGACACGCTGCACTGATTGCCCAAAACAGTAATGTTTCAAGCTCAAAGGTGAAACCATTACCCATCGAAGAAAACTTCGAGTTGATACGGTCAACATCACCATAACGTGTGCTCTGAGAGCGTATGTTATTTAGAGTATTGAACCAGTCGTCGGGTAATAGATTCCTAACTAATTCGGATGAAATGGTATCGCTTGCGGAACTTAGATCAATAGTAGCCATCTGGCCATCTATACTACAACTTTTAGCCAACTTAACGTTGACTGAATGTTGTGTTCTTGTATCAATCCCAAACCTTTGGAGGCGCTTAGAAATAACACCGCCATACATTTTTTGCAACACCATATTAAGGTGTGGCTCAATACATATGGGACGATCAGTCTTTGCATTTTTTGGAACAGTTGTGAAACTATTCCCGGGAATAACAAGAAGATCATAAGGCAGACTGAAGTGACCTTCTATATCTAAATCCTCTTTAGAGGACTCAGGGTATGAAGGTATTAACCTAGGGCATAAGTTTAACAAACTTTTTGCGTAAGGCACTGCAGTTGCAGTTACATGTAGATCAGAGTCTAGTTTATTATATACGGATGTATATCGACCCTTACACGATGAACTAACACCGGGACCAAAGGACGGAATACCGTCTTTCTGCAAAATATCTGCAACGGTTGGACAACTCTGGAGAACGGAGGAAATTAAATTAGATGCCTTAATTAAGATATCTAATTGCGATTGAGAAAAATCGCAATTCCGTAGTCTTCGGTTAGTCTTATCGCACAAATATTCGCAGTGAGCCGTTGACTTCATAGCTGCAAGCTTTGTATCCTGACGTAGTTTAAGGGGAAACCCTTCATACTTTTTCAGAAAACTTACTGCAGCATAGTCATCAGCAAACTTAGTCATATCCTCGTAGTTGAGAGGATTAACACTCAAGTTGATCAAACCTGTGATATCATCATTTTTCAACAATAGATAACACGAGAGTGCTATAGGAGTATCGAGCGCTTTGTAAAAACGCAATGCGATTGTCTTGGCTTTTTGCCAAGCATTTTCTATCGGCCGTACCGTTTTACCGTCATGTAAGCGTTTTTTAATTGCTTTCATATCGGTATTGGATAGGGAATAGGCAGTCAATGCCTTGAGAGGCTGAATTGACATAATGAACTCCAACTATTCTAAAAGGTTAGTACTGTGGTAACGAAGTTACAACAGCAGCTTCGACCGACGCGTGGGCGGCAAGATTCTTTGCGTAAGCGAAGAGATCTGCTTTTTCAGCATCGGTACAACTTTGGGGAATAGTATAGTCACAACGTACAGAAGACCAGTCAACAACTCGCGTTGTGCCGGTGATGTCTGTACGAAGGATTGGAATTGTGATCTGGAGTTTGACTTTGTCACGGCTCGAGTTTCCTTTAGCGCGAGTAACAAGTTCGGTGATTTGAACTTGTTGGTCACGAGTTGTACGTGATAAATCACGGAACTCGCTAGGTGAGTCGTCGTTTTGGGGTTTAATCACCGTAAAAACGTGGGTAGATGGGGCCGCTTGACCGTCATCAATGGAGATGTTACTAGCCTGTGGCATAGTGAGATCCTTTGTTGGAAATGTTAAAAACGCCCTGCCTTAGACATAAAGACGTGAAAAAGTGACAAAGCCGACGCTGCTTGAGCCCAAGAATTTGGGAGCTGCGGTTTAGGAAAAGTCACCGAAAGATTATCTGACACGCGATCTATGATAACAGAAGTACTGTTACCTGGACTACGTGCGTAAGAAACAGTCGCCTTACCATACTCGGTCCATCCTAACGGATCGCCTTCAGTAGGGGGGTGCTGTTTCGAGACGTCGTACCCGAACGAGCCTGTTGACCCAGTCGAATTGTAAGATGATTCCGAAAAATAAGTCGTGAAGACTTGTTCAACGTTAACACCTAACAAGGGTCCTGTTGCAGTTAGCCACGACCCGATTGGTAAAACCCAATCGATTACGAAGCTAAATGGAACTAATTCCCACGCGACAAGTGCGGGATTCGCCAAGCCTAGAGAACTCAAGGTGTTGGCGTTTGGGTTTGTAATGACAGAAACACAAGACACTTTGTAACGTGCATTGTGTTTTTCGACCAAGTCGTATTCGGCTAAACCATAAAAAACAGATTTACGTAAAGTAAACTGGTTTTTATACGAGGCCTGTTTCGTATGACGAGTCACACGATTAGGTTTCTTATCGATCGCTTTATGCGACGCGACGAGAGACCCATACATGTCATTATACAATGGTACCCATCCGTAAGAGTACTCTAGCCACTTTTCAGAAAACACATCTCTAGTGAAATGTGTCTTTTTGTAAGCGCCAGTGTGATCTTTTTTAAGACCACTACGGGGAATACCAAGGTGGCGCGCGACGGCCGGAAGGTCGCCGCGTTTTAGAGCTCTCGCTGCACGAAGGAGTTTGCTTGCTGTACCTTTTACAAGGTCCGCAGTGGCATTCTTCTCGGCGTATGCGACAGCTAGGTTTACGTCCATATCCTGTAGGTCACCCAAAAGTTGAATCTTCAAAGAATTGATGATATCATCCCATGGGAAGTCCGGTAGATAAGGGCGTGACCCAAACTGATAAATATCAGATTTTGGGTATTCTCCGATTGAATAGTTATAATTTGGATCCCCTATTTTAAAGGGATGCAAACCAACCTCAGCAGCGAACGGAAAAGTTCCCGTAGCTTTG